GGTACGCCTTCATGCTCTCGCTGGCGCTGCCGGCGTACACCACTTCAGCCCACATAGCGGTGTCGGTGGTGGCGCTGACTGTCGGTTGCCCGTAGTCGTCTTGCGTTAGCGTCTCTTGTCGGTGCGTGATGTACCTATCTCTGCGGCCTGCGTTTTTCATGGCTGGTACATTATGCGGAATGGATTCAGCAGCGCTTCCAATCCAAACTTGAGGCGCGTGGTAATCGTGCCGGTTATTTCTTCTTGCCGGTTCTCGTACATGTGTGCCACCAGCAGGCGCACCGCCTGAAGCACCGGCGCGGGCATCGTCGTATACCCTGCGGTAAACGTAACCACCACCGGCATCAATGCGTACTCGTAGGTGTGCGGGTAGTCGCGAAATGCTATGCGCGCCGGCTGCGTAATCTCATCGGCGTTCCAATTCGTGGCCGCCAGTAGCGTGAGGTCGGTGGTGTAGTCTTTGTCTTGCGTCGTCTGGTACTTGACTTCGCTGATTGCGGTGACTGGGCCGATAGGTATATAGGCGTTGTAGAAGCCTGGCAGGTACCCGCGCGCGGTATAGCTGCCCAACTTTATGTTGCAGTACTCTTCGACGTAGCTGATGGCCGCCGATCGTAGCGCACCGATCAGCGTGTCTTCTTGCGTATGGGTAACGCGCAAGTGCGACTTGAGTTCAGCCACAGTAATAATTGTGTCTTGGTCGACTGCGCTGCCGGTGATCTCTACTTGCATGGCCTAAAAATAAGAAAGCCCGACGCTGTGCCGGGCTTTCTCGTGAGTATGTCGTAACGCTTATGCGGCGTTGTCGTGGAAGGTGTACGCTGCAGCGGCGTGAAGCACGGCAGAGTCGGCGTACCTATGGATTGAAATCCGTGTCTCATGGCTCAAGTCCAAAACGTAAGGGTTGACATTGATGTCAAGCCCCCCAAAAAGCCCGAGTACGGCGGCTTGGTTTGGATCCATCATAATCATAGTGCCTTCAGCGGGGACACCGTTAGCGGGCAGCAAGTCCGTCACGTAGTAGGGGTACCCCATCGCGGAGAAGTTGCCAGCGCTGGCGCGGTTAATGGTTGGGTTAACACTGTCCACGATAGCTTCGTTAGCAATCAAAGAGTGTGCAATGTTGTTGGCAACCACTTTGACGTTGCGCAAGTCAACACCAGCAGCAACCAACACGCCTTCACCGCCCAACATGCCGGCAGTGCTTACAGCTGCATCAGTGTCGCCGTCACCAGTTCCGATGATCGTGTCAAATACAGCTTTGTCGATTTGACGATTCAGCTGCGTCACCATGTCTTGAGTGATGAGCTGTTCGACAGCGGGGCCGCCTTGCAACATCAACTGCTCAGTAACGGTAACGAAAGCACCGTAACGCGTTGGGGTCAAAGACCGCGCGCCAATGGTGTTGGCTGCGCTGGCCACGTCTGCGCCCTCAGCAGCAGAAGCTACCGTGGCGGCAGCCGTTACAATCGGCACATTGACGTTAGCGCTCAAGCCATTCAAAACGCGGCCACCAATTGCCTGAAACAAGGTTGGAGCAGCGAGGGCAGCGACACCAGCAGCGACGTCAGTGGGAACGAAGCCTGGAGCGTTAGCCAAAGCAGAACCGGCACCGAAGTCACCAGCATCACCCAAAGCACGCAAGGCGCTATCTGGAATTGACAGCTGGCCTTTAAGGCTCACGTTAGATCCGCGCACCTCGTTCATAGCCTGCTGGGTGTACTCGGCGGCGACACCAGTGACGCGCTTGCCTTGTGCAAGGTCACGAACGGCGCCAGCCAAATCAAGGCGCTTGTTCATGCGCTGGTACTCGCGCTGCTCACCACGGGAAGCCTCGCCGGCCAACACTGCACTTTCTGCAATCTTGGCATCTTCGCGCTTCACCTTCAGGTTCACGTCCACTTTGCGAATCTCAGAAGCAAGGCGCTCCATCTCTGCTACATCAGTATCAGTCAGGTCACGCTCTTCCAGTTCTGCGCTCTTTTTCACGTCTTCGCGCTGGTCGACGTATTGCGCCCGCAATGCTTGCAGGTCTTTAATGGGAAGGTCAGTCATTGTCATTTCTTTCTTCGGCGCGCGCACTAACTGTGGCGGCCTGATACGCTGGGTAAGTTACGGGGCTTACGTCAAGTAGCCGACCCACTTTGTTAATTACCCGCACCTCATCGGCGTCAACAGATTCTTCTTTGATGGTGAAGGCGAAGCTGCTCTGTGAGATGTCGCCGCGCTTAATCATCGTGTACAGATCGCGGCCCGCTTGCGTGTCGCTGAGTACCGCGCGGTAGTGCAAACCCTTCTCATCTTCAGTCAGTTCCAACGTGTCGTTGCTGGTGCGCGCAAGCGGGACGCCGTCGTGGTTGATGAGTAGCCGCACGTCGTCGTCGAGTACGTCGCTGAAGGCGCCTTGGGCAATGCGCTCTTGGAACGGGCCGAGGTTGGTGACGCTATCGAATACGGCAGCGTAGCCTTCAACCACCAACTCTTCTTCGTTGGCGTTCATTTCTGCCGCGCGGTACACTACGCCGTTGTCTTGGGCCTTCTGCTGCTTGCGCTCGGTTACGCCGCTCACGTATTGCCGCACCTCAGCCAGCCGCTCTTTGTCGGTGCCTGGCGTATTGCTGTAGATAGCCACGATCTGCATGTACGTCGCGCGCTCGGTGCGGCGGCTGATGTTATGCAGGGTGCGCTTTACGTAGTTAGGTAGGTGATTGTCCGTTGTCATCGCTTGATAGTTTATCAGAGTAGGCAGCCATCTTGTCCAAGCTCAAGAGGTTGACTTGAACCAAGTGTTGATCGCCGCCGCTGATGGGGTTGAGGTTTTCAGTGCCGCGCACCTCGTTGATATTGTAAACGCCGTTCTGCAGCATCTGCGTGTAGAACTGTGAGCGGGCAGCCATATCGCCCCTGAACAGGTCGTTCAAGGTAAACTTGAAATAATGGCTGCGCGCCTCTTGCCGTGTCAGCAGCTTCGTGGCCAGCTCTTGCTCTATGCGTTTTGCCCACGGCAACACTGTGTGCCGCGCGAACATGAGGTTTTGTTGCTCGACGTTGTTGTATGTCGTTTGGCTCTCCAATTGTACCAGGGCAGGCGGCACAGAAAAGATGCGGCATATTTCTTCAGCTTGAAACTTGCGCGTCTCAATAAACTGCGCTTCTTCGGGCGCGATGCTGATGCGGTTGTATTTGAATCCAAAGGGCAGAAGTTTTGTGCCGGCGCTAGTCTGCGACTGATTCCACGATTTTTGGAGCGTCTCCATCTGCTCACCCTTTAGCGGCTGATCCGATGACAGTACGCCGGTCATCTGCCCGCCGTTGCCAAAGTACTCGCTGCCGTAGTTCTGCGCGGCTTGGGTCAAGCCTAGGTTCTCGCGGTGCAGCTGGATGGGCGAACGGCGCTGCAGGTTGCAGATTTCAAGCATATCTTCTTGAGCCACCACCGTGTCATCTTGCAGCTTAAAGAACACGCGGTTCTCAACGATGCGGCGCTCTACGTGGTCGGTGTCTAGGCACTGCAAGGCAATCGGTATACCGCCCGCGCCGCGCCGAATGATGGCGTACCCGCAGCCCTTTAATACCGCTTGCGCGATAATAGACTCCCAGAAGTAGAATGGCGTCTCGTAGTTGTTGGGCCTGAAGGTGGTGACGTCCAGCGCCGGGTGATCGCTGACCATATCGCGGCGGCGCCCGTCGGTTTGGTACAGGTTCAGGCCGAGGCTGGAAACCGTGCTGGCGATTTTGTAGACGCAAGCGTATACGGTACTGATACGAATGCTGGTTTCATGGGTGACGTTCGAGCCTGCAGCGGTAGGGCCGTACAAGCCCACAGCAGCAATGACGTCTTGAGGGCGGTCTAGTCCAATTCGCGCACGCGCTTCTTGAACAAACCTTTGTATACGGTTGGGCATGGTGCAAGATAAAAAAGGGCAAGCCACCGTTGCGGCCTGCCCTCACTTAACCAAATTACTCCAAAGCGCACTTGTCAGAGACTAATAACCTGTAACAAGGGTTCGTCGTCTTGCGCGTTGTTAAAGTAACAACCCATAGCCATAATACTGGCCACGATGCCGTCAACCTTTTGGCTCTCGCTGTTTTTCTTCTTGGTCACCTTGATGTTGTCGGCTTCATCGCGGGCAAGGTGTACGCAACCCATCTGCCACCGCAAGACGTCATGGCCGCCGTGGATGATGTCGCCCTGACATAGCAGCATCTCAAACTGTTTCGTGGGGTACGACATCGAAGCGTAGCCCTGGCCGAAGGGTTGGCAGTCGATACCGTCGAGAAACGGCACCACCAGGTGCGCT